GATAGAAAGTTACCATATGGTACATCTATGTTAGATAAGATTAGAAGAATTTGGAAACAACTTTTACTTGCAGAAGATGCTATGTTAATTTATAGAACATCAAGAGCACCAGAAAGACGTGTATTTAAAATTTTTGTTGGTAACATGGATGATAAAGATATTGAACCATATGTACAACGTGTTGCAAATAAATTTAAAAGAGATCAAGTAGTAGACAGCAGAAACGGTCAGGTGGATATGAGATATAACCAAATGGCTGTTGATCAGGATTATTTTATTCCTGTTCGTGATCCTGCAGCTCCTAGTCCAATTGAGACATTAGCTGGCGCACAAAACTTAGGTGAGATTGCGGATATTGAATATATTCAAAAGAAACTATTGGCAGCGCTTCGTATTCCTAAGGCATTCTTAGGTTTTGAAGAAGTTGTTGGTGATGGTAAGAATCTTGCATTAATGGATATTCGTTTTGCAAGAACTATTAATAGAATACAAAAGTCTTTAATACAAGAGTTAAATAAGATAGCATTAATTCATTTATATCTTTTAGGATTAGAAGATGAATTAGAGAATTTCACATTAGGTTTAACAAACCCATCTTCACAAGCAGATTTATTAAAGATCGAGCAATGGAAAGAAAAAGTTACTTTATACAAAGACGCTACTTCAGATCAATCTCAAATTGGTATATTACCAGTATCACATACGTGGGCTAAGAAAAATATTCTTGGTATGAGTGATAATGAAGTATTGTTAGATTTACAACAACAACGTCTTGAAAGAGCTATGGGTACCGAATTACAAAACACAGCACAAATTATCAGAAGATCTGGTGTGTTTGACGAAGTGGATAATAAATATGGTATACCTGAAGAGGAAAGAGCTAAGATAGAGGCACAAGCACCAGAAGGTGGTGAAGAGGGCGCATTAGGTGGTATGTCATCACCTACTCCAGCGGCACCTCCATCTGGAGAAGCATCAGAACCATTAAGTGAAAGAAAGAAATTTAGTAAGATTAGAAGTGTTTTAGGAGAATCTCAAGAAAATGATGATTTGTTTAATCTTGAAAAGGCACAGAAGAATATTTATGAAATAGAGAATAAATTGAACGACATTTTAAACGATTAAAAATGAATAAAATAGGGATTATAAAAAGCAAGCTTTTAAAAAAGTTAACAGAATCATACGGTTCTAACAATAAGTCTGAAATGAAAAACATTTTAAAGTCTGTTGTTGAAAATAAAGAATTTAAGGAAATGTATCTTTTTTATGAAGAAATTGAAAACAAATATATTGACGATAAAGAAACCGCACAGTTGTTTGTAGAAGGGATTATTAACATCTTAAAACAAGAAACGACTGATTTGAGTACCTTCTGCACATCATTAAACAAAATGATTAACGTGGAATTATTTAACGAAAACGAAATTTATAACTCATTAGACATTTTAGCTGAAAATGATAGTTTATCAAATATTGAAAAGAAAGTAAAAGCGAAGAAGAAATTAGTTGAACATTTAACAACAAAAAAGTTAGTACAAAACATTGTTGAGGGTAATACATACACAGCAAATGAAAATTTGTTACATGCGGTATTAGTAAACAATTTCAATACATTATATGAGAACACATTATCTAAAGAAGATAAAGAAGCACTTAAAAACATATTAGTATTAAATGGTGAGGAGTTGGTAACAAAAACATCTGAACTAAAAGAAGCTATCCTTACTAAGGTTCAAAATATATTATCAGAATCTAAGGATACTGATTTAGGTGTAAAACTTGAATCGGTTAGAACTGAGGTTACCACAATGGAACCATCAAAATATAATTACTACAGATTAACACAATTAAAAAATGGTCTTGATTAATTCAGACCATTTTTTAATTTTTCTACATAAACGGCTTTTAATACTTCAACTCTTCTTTTAACCGAAGGTTTAACAAACTTTTCCCTTTCCCTTAGTTTTTGGATTTGTTTAGTTTTTTGCACTTTACTTTTGTAACTTTTAAGAGCAGATTCAATGCTCTTTTCTTTTTTCATGTCAATTATAATCATAATTTATAAATATTTTTATTTAAATTTTTGGAAAATTAAGAAATTTTTCTTATTTTTTACTATATCACCATAATATAAGTAAAATTATGAAAAAAATTAATGAAAATTGGAAAATTTATTCCATTAGAAGACCACAAGGATGTAAAAGTTGGTTATGGAACAGTAGATTTTAAAAATCTAAAGACCATTTATGTAAAAATGAATGCCTGGGTAGAACCAGATAATGAAAACGAAGATTTTGATAAAACAATATCTAAAGCAAGAAAGAAGATAAAAGACTTCATTCGAGACTATAATTTGGGCGAAAACTTTAAAAAAGAAAGTATTGTAGATTTAGACATTAGAACAAAGGGAATTAAATTGAATAAAAGGTCGTTTATGAATCTAGAGATCACTTTATTTGTTGATAAATTTTTTGATGTTAAGAGTGGTTTAATTAAAAATTTACTAAAAAAATTCACTAGCGAGTCAATAGATCTGTGTTTAGGGGATAAAACATTATTCAATTTTAATAAAACTAAGATTTGATTTAATTATCCTTGTATTTATATGGTATATTAATATATCATAATGAAAGTATTAGGGCCTAATGAATCTGGAAGAGGACTATTGATTGAGTATGACGCAGGTCACATATCTCCAGAAGAGTTAAAAAACAAAAACATAATAACAGAGATACAGAATAAGGATACCGATCAGGATCTTATTCTGTATGCTGTTCTACAAAAATACGATACCCCAAATAAGAACGGAAGGATTTATCCTGAATCGTTACTTAAAAGGGAAAATGACAAGTATCAACAAATAATCAGTAAAGGTTCGGCACTTAACGAACTTAATCATCCATCATCATCACTTATTGATTTAGATAGGGTTTCCCACACAATTACAGAAACGTGGTGGGATGGTAGAACCCTAATGGGTAAAATTAAAATATTAACATCTCCAGGTTGGAAAAAAATGGGGATTGTTAGTTGTAAGGGTGATCAAGCAGCCATGCTACTTCTAAATGGCGTTACATTAGGTATTTCTTCAAGAGGCGTTGGTTCGTTAAAGCAAATAAAAGGACAGAACATTGTACAAGATGATTTTGAATTAGTTTGTTTTGATTTGGTATCATCGCCATCAACACCAGGAGCTTACGTATTTCAAGACATGGCTGATAAAGATAAATTCAACGAAACAATTGAAGAAAAGCCAACAATGGATAACAGATTAAAAAAATTAATGGGTAACCTAGACACTTTTCTTAAGAGATAAACAATAAAACATTAAAAAATCATCTATTTTGATATTAAAAAAGAGATTTTTTTAATTACGTACATATTTATATAGTAAATCAAACAAAAATAATGAGCGAAAAATCGATTTTAGAACAAGCACTACTTCAAGTTAATACACTTGAAGAAGCAGTAAAGCAAAATGCAAAAGGTATACTTTCTTCAGTAATGAAGCAAGAACTAAACGAATTGCTTAAAGAATCAGAAGAAGAGGAAGAAGCAGCAGATGCTGTTAATCCTGAAGAAGAGGAAAACGACATGTCAGAGCAGCCAGCAGATGATGAAGATGCAGCTGATGATGAAGATGAAATCCCCTCAATAAATGATGAACCATCAAAAGATATCGATGGTGAAGACGAAGAAGAAGAAGATGATGAGTTTTCTACTGACGATGAATCACCTGAAATGGAAGACGATGAGTTTCCATCTATGGATGATATGGCATCAGATGATGACGATACATTAGACATGACAGGAGCCGCAGATGATGAGGTTCTAAAGGTGTTTAAAGCAATGTCAGATGAAGATGGTATTATTGTTAAAAAAGATGGTAACAACATTGAACTTACAGATGCTGATGATGAGTACATTATTAAGTTAGCCGAATCAGAAGAAGAGGAAGAAGACGAAATGTCTGAAGACTGGACTGAAGGAGAAACTAACATTGATGTTGCAGACGAAGAAACTATCTATGAGATTGAGTTAGACGACGAAGCGGAAGATGAAATGTCTGAAGAAGATATGGCACCTGAAGAAGAAGTTGGCGAAGCTGCTCGTACTAAGTGGAACGTACATGGTGGTAAAAGAGCTGGATTAACAAGCAAAAAAGTTTTTGCGGCCGGTGCTAAAAATGAAACAAAAAAAGCATCAAAAGCAATTAACGAAGAAGTTGAAAATCTTAGAAAACAAAATGGCGAATATAAAAAAGCGTTAATTCTGTTTAAAGATAAATTAAACGAAGTTGCTGTATTCAACGCTAACCTTGCTTATGCAACTAGACTATTTACTGAACATTCAACAACAAAACAGGAGAAATTGAATATTTTGAAGAAATTTGATTCAATCTCTACTATAAACGAATCTAAAAATCTTTACAATTCTATCAAAGCAGAATTAGACACTAAAAAACCAGTGACTGAGACTGTAGCAGGTAAAATTGCTAATACAGCATCAACATCTTCTTCTCAAGAAGTTTTATCTGAGTCAAAAGCTTACGAAGCCCCTCAGTTTAAGAGAATGAGAGATTTGATGAGTAAATTAAATAAATAAAAAAAAATTAAAACCAAATATTAAAAATGGGAGCATTATTAGAATCAGGTATGGTAGGTAACATCGGTTTAAAACACCTTAGAGTTATCAAAGAAGATACCATCAAAAAATGGGATGACTTAGGATTCCTAGAAGGCCTAGACGGTCATCAAAAAGATAACATCGCGCAATTGTATGAAAACCAAGCGTCTTATTTAATCAACGAAGCAGCAGTTTCTGATGCTAGTGGTTCTTTCGAGACAGTGGTATTCCCAATTATCCGCCGTGTATTCTCTAAATTATTAGCAAACGATATCGTTTCTGTACAAGCAATGAACTTACCAATTGGTAAATTGTTCTACTTCGTACCTAAAATTCAAGAAAGACAATCAGGAGCACACACTTCACCTTATGGTATGCCAGGTAATTCTGACGCATCTACCTTAGGTTATACTTCAGGTACAAATGACCCAAGAAGTCTTTACGATCGTTTCTACGAAGCAAATGATGCAGCTGATACTGGTATCTATGATTACTCTAAAGGAGCTTACTCTGCAGTAACTTTAACAGGTGCTACAGTTGTAACTTTCTCTAACGGAGCAACTACAGATGTGGCTAACTCTGCTGTAACAGGAACTTCAGTTTCTGACTTAATCATTAAATTCACAGGATTTGCAAAAGATGGTCAAGGTAAATTAATCGGGCCAAATGGTTCTGTAATGGATACTGAAGATTTCTTAGCTTCTGCTGTAGTTAACTACGCAGGTGCAGCAAGAAACTTCAACATTGTTACACAAAAGTATGGTAAAGGTATTGTTGAATATGGTCAAAAATCAACTTCAGCATCATATCCTTCAGGAAGATACCAAGATATTTGTGATGAAGAAGGTACAATTTACATAAAAGTAGATTTACAATCTTACAGCGCAACTTCAGGTTTCTCTAACCTTACTGTTCCTTCAGGTTTCACTTCAGCTGGTGTAACATTAGTTTTCAGAGTTTACGATTCATTAGAATTTGAAGATCAAATTGGTGAAGTATCTTTTGATTTAGCTTCTGTAACAGTTTCTGTAACTGAAAGAAAATTAAGAGCTAGCTGGTCTCCAGAATTAGCACAAGACGTTTCTGCGTTTCATAACATCGATGCTGAAGCTGAATTAACAGCTTTATTATCTGAGCAAATCGCTGCTGAGGTTGACCGTGAAATCTT